TCCCGCCCCTCACACGAATAGTTATCTTATCTATAATGCCGGAGCCGACCAAAGTCCTAGATCCCCCAATTATTCGATAGCATTTCACAATCCGCTTTGAAACCAAAAGAGAAGTTTTGCGGTTGCTTGATGCAACTGTAAAACTAAAAGATCCGGCCTTGTCCAATTTAGCTGTATTGCTCCAAGTAAATACTCTGTCAACTACACCCAACAGAGTATCAGAGCTATCGTAAACCTCAACCTGCATTACTGGTCACCTACTTCTCTAAAGGCCTCTAGCAAGCCGGACGGATCACCTTCTGCAGTAACAACGCCACCACCGCCCAAAAGCATGAGATCCCTAATTTCTTCAACTACACCAATCATAGCATCAAACCATGGGCGATCAACTGGGAACGATGAAAAATCAACAACACCGTTATCGTCAAGATCTCCAGGACGTGAAGCACCGCCTCCGCCACCGTAACCGCGAGTTCCGGGGCCTGTTCCAAATCCGGTTCCAGCCCTATACGAACTATCACCCAAAAGGCTCGCATCAATTTGATCCTTGTGTACAGGGCCATAAGGTGTCATTACATAATCATCACCAAGAGCATCTTGAACAGGAGCCGGAACATCAGTCAAAGTTCCCATATCCCCAAGAGCATCAAGCCCACCAGTTGTATTTGTGGGCATCTCAAACGATAATGCGTCAATTTCGATTGGCGGAAATGAAACCCTGTTCACAGGAGGCAAGAACCCGCCTGTCAATTCTGAAAGTTTGTTATAGGCATCAACGGCCCCATTGACAAAGTCCTCGACTTTTCCAATAGTCCAGTTTAGTGCGAAAACAAGCCCATCCTTCAATCCTTTTACAAAGCCAGCGATACCAATACCGAATTTGTCAATCATCCATTCGTTGATCAATTTAATCGCTTTGACAATATTATCCCGGATCAACGTCCACACGTTTTTTACAACAGTCCAAAGCCATGTCAAAATTCCAACAAAAAACTTTATCGAAACAATCAGATTGTTCACAATCAACTGTGCAAACAATTGAAGTATTGGCATAACATACGTTTCAAAGAGACTAATAACAACTTCGATTGCGGGTAGCAAAATATTTTGCCAAACGTCCGCCAAGAACACCAGCGCATTTGAAATTGTGTTTTGCAACCAATTCCAAAGCTCCATCAAAATCGGTTGGATCATCGCCCAAAATCCTGCCACCAAATCCCGGATCCCACCGAAGTTCGTTTGCCAGGCAGCCCAAAGTAAAGCAAGTGCGCCAATCACCAAAAGTACAGGAGCAATAATACCACTGAGGCTCAGGCCAACAGCGCCGAGGGCCGCGGATATTGTAGTAAATGCTGAAATAAGACCTGAAACGATCATAAGCAATGGCCCTATTGCGGCGACTACCGCCAAAACCACCACAACGATCTGCTGTATTGCTGGATCCAACTGATTGAACCAATTCACAAGCTGAGTGATCCATGTGACAACCTGACTAACTATTGGTAACAAAGTAGTACCAAGCGTAGCCATCAGATCACCTAGGCTTGCTTGCAAGATCCTCTGCTGATTTGCCAACCCCTCAGAAGTTCGAGCAAAATCTCCCTGGGCCAATGAAGATTGCTCCATAATTACAGCGTAGCGAGCAGTCAACTTTTGCGCCTCTGTCATTTCATCGCCAACAGCGATAAGGCCCATTTCGACAGCCTTTTCCTGAACAGCCGACTGAGATAGTTCGATGCCGAATTTTCGTAGCGGTTCAATGGATCCGACCAACCCGGATTGTAATGATTGCAAAACTTCTTCCGGATTAGCGTTGTTGAATGATGCAAGATCTGCAGAAAGCTGAACAAGCCCCATTGACATTTCCGCAGACGCATCAGGTATTACACCCAAAGATTGAAACAGGTTTCCGTAAGTACCAGCGGCCTCCAATGCGGCCTGCTGAGTTAGACCAAAAGCGGTTGCAGATGTTTCAGACCAATTAGTAATTTCCTCTGCGCTAGCACCAAAAACAACGTTGACCTTGCTCATGCTTTCTTCAAGATCACTTGCCGCGTCTACCGCAAGACCTCCTGCTATCGTCAAAGGGGCTGTAATGGCAAGGCTCATTTTCTGACCAACAGATCCAATCTTATTAGCTACGGCCTTCCATTTTTTTTCAAAGCTATCCGCCCTTTTCTTTGCACCATCAATCCCTCGATCATAATTGCTAGTATCGAGGGTAATTCTTGCTGTTAGTGCTGGATTAGCCGTGCCTGCCATTACACTATCCTTTTATGCCAAAGACCTCTCTGGCTCGTTGAATTGCAAACTTACGCTTTTGCTCTGGCGACATTTGCTCATATTCATCTTCCATTTCATCCTCTGCTTTGATCTTCGCAAACCTATTCAAAATGTGCTTGCTCAGATCTCGCATAAAGTCAATGGGATCCTTTTTCTTTGCTCGTTTAGGTTCGTTGGAATTGTGAATAGCAGTAACAATTGTAGCAGTTCTGTATTCGTCCTCATGCCAGTCAAACGGCTCCACAAGCGAGTATATGAACCATGATCGCCATTCTGGATAAGGCATTGATCTAATTTCAGATAAATCCTTACCCAACGCCAACCCTAGCCGATGGTCAAACAACCGGGTAGGGTTGTCGATCAGTTTTTTACTTCTTCCTCCAGTTTTTCGATGTTATCAACATCGGTCTGCATACCGGAGTGTTCGACAATTTTCTCAGCAATAAGACCAATCGCCTCACCGTTTTTGTCTCGCAGACTTTCAATGTCTTTCTGAGTAAAGATCTTCTTGCCTTTTTCATCGCAAAGCCCAACAGAACAAAGGTACGGATCATGTCCATAGATCTGCACCTGTGAAATCTCTTGATCTTTGCCGCGGCGGGATTGCTTCATCTTTGTTGATGCAAACTGCCGTTTCAGGTATTCATCTTGTTCTCTGCGAGTGAGGGTTCTAATTGAAACCTCCTGACCACCCCATCCAGGAATGTGGTCAGGAAGTTTGTACTGAATGACTGAAACGTCCTTCATATTCAAAATTTGTTCGCGGCTTAGGCTCATTGCCTCATCCTTTGTTTACGATCCCGGGTTACGAGAAAGTTGGTTCACCTGTGATCTTGATTGTCACGCTGACCGTTCCCTGACTTTCAAGGGCAAGGTCGGGCGGGAAATCTGTAATGACCCCTGCGAAAGCAATGGTCAAGACAGTATCTGGCAAGATCAACTTATAATTACGAACTTCATCATCCAGATAATGCGACAGTAGACCAGTACTCTCGTCATGTGTTGCATTTCCGGGTAACCAGTTCAATTCCAATGTAACTTCACCAGCATCACGCCAGCCAGCGATAAACTCACGAAAACCACCAGAGCTATCCTGATTTGTTACCTCAATCGTATCACGCTGGAACGATGGGGCGGTCATATCCCGAACTTCTGCTACTGTGGCAAAGTTCTCTGGAGTTGCACCATCACCAATTTGAAAAGAGGATCCATAAACCCAAAAAGCATTGCTCATGGCTTACCTCCCAACGCCAGCCGGAAGTCTGAGAACTGCAATCTCAACGGCGGCATTTTCAACGTCAATATTGATCTTCCCATCAGACTGTTGCCAGCCCTTTGAATTAGTTAGACCAACGCTAAAACGCGCAAAATCACCAGCCGCAAGAGAATATTCATCTATATCCTCAGTTCGGCCTTTTTCATCCACAACGGACGAAATAGTCACATAGTAAGGGGTTGCTCCATCGGTATTCTGTACCAAGATCAACTCCCTACCAGTACAAGCAAAATCGTTTCCATTCGCAACGTCACCTGCTGTCCAGGTAAAATCAGCCACACCAGCGGCAGGAACATCAAACGGAGATTCAATCTCTTGTACAGTAAGTGTAGTTCTAGCCATAAATCACCTACCTTGTCAGGTCGTCAAGAACAGCATTCCGATCTTTTGCCGGAACGTGTTTGAGTACGTGGAGGATCATATCGCCCTCTTTTTCCTCAAAGTGACCACACTCTTTGCAACAATGTGTCTTGATCTTGCCATGCCACATCCGTTCTTCAAAGTAATCGTCCTTCGAGGATTTAGCCTCAGCCATATTTATGGTAGTAGGCTCATCTGTACTCGTTTCTTCATCCTCTGCCGGTTCATCGGGCGGAGAAACAACATCTTCGGGAGTGATTGATGTTGCTTCCGCTAGCCCTTCCAAACCTGTGAGGGTTTTTTCATTGTCTTTTTTCTTTTTTGGCATACTTTTCTCCTATTGCTCATAAATGGCAAAGTCCATAATCTGAGCTTCGAGATCTGTATCAGTCTCTGAACTATCCAACCTGGAAAGTTGTTTTACGCCGGAGATCATTCTAGACCCCATTATGCCGCGATACTCAGAAATTTCAGCAGTCAAAGTGTCTGCCAGTATGTCTGCGCCTTTGAGCGTAGTAGCCCAACAGGTGAATTGCCATACATGGCGGATCAGATTTGAAAGCCCATCCTGTGTACGTTGGCGGGGTTCAGAGATCCGCGTAGCAACAAGGGCTGGAAAGTCAGGATTTGTCGGGAGTTTCTTCCGGTAAAACCGTAAAGTCAGATCATCGTTCTGGATCAATACGGTCACATTAGGAAACTTCCCAAGCCAAACCTCTAAGTCCTCAAAAAACGTTGCCATTAGAACCTGCCAATCATTTCCATAGCGAAAATTTTTGCCATTACCTTGATGATCCGTGGCTCATGATCGTAAACTGCCGGACGCAAAAATGGGTAAGCCTGAGATCTAACTGTACCATACTCCAGGTGCGGAGCATATTCAGCGCCAACTGTCACGTCAACAGATCCGGATCCATCGTCTTTGACTTCTGGTTTTTGCGTCTGGATCGAGTTGAACAAAAATCCTGTATCAATGTTAGGCTCATGATTGATCTTTGCC